TTCTAAAACTTCTTGGCCTGGTAAAGGCAAAAATGTAAACACTGGTAAGATGAAACCTGGTAGAACTGGTGAATTTGATACTAAAGTCAAAAAGAAAACTTTTACTTATGAACAAACTATTTGATGATTCCAATTGGCGCGAAGAATACAAAGGAATGAAAGTTCTTAATTCGCGTCAAATTGAACTACTTGAAAATGGACCAGATAGCCTTGCTGCTAGTTGGTCTATGCAGGCTATGAAGAATGATTGGAAAAAGAAGAAGGGTTATAAAGATCCTGAACCACCTGATTGCCAATCATCCTTTAAGCAGTGGGAAAACAGTATAGGAAGTGTCACTAAGGAGTCCTAAACTCCTTTTTTATACCTTATAATAAACCCATTGAAACAAATACATCATGCTTCGTCTCAAAATGACTGATGACCAAATTGTTAATGAACTTAGAGATACATATGGTGTAGAGTTTACTGCTGCTGATGTTAAAGGTTATTGTGAGTCTCGTGGGATGGCATATCAGACCGTTACAAAGCGATTGGATCAATATAAAGTTGGACGCGGTAAATGGAATTTACAAGCATTACCAGAAATAGAAAAGATAGAGAGAGTATTTCAATCACCTTCAGTTGAGCCTAAATTACAACAGAACCTTATTCCAGAAAAAGATGATACCTTCGTCAACTTTGGTCCTTTTGGTGATATTAAGGCCATTCTTAAGGCCCGTTTGTTTTATCCTACATTCATTACGGGTCTTTCTGGGAATGGAAAAACCTTCTCAGTTGAGCAAGCCTGTGCCCAACTTAACAGGGAATTAATTCGAGTTAATATTACTATAGAAACTGATGAAGACGATCTTATTGGTGGGTTTCGCCTTGTTAATGGCGAAACGGTATGGCACAATGGCCCAGTCGTTGAAGCCCTTGAAAGGGGATGTATCTTACTTTTGGATGAGGTGGACCTTGCATCTAATAAAATACTTTGTTTACAATCCATCCTTGAAGGAAAAGGTGTCTTTTTAAAGAAGATTGGTAAGTTTGTTAAACCTACACCTGGATTTAATGTAATGGCTACTGCCAATACTAAAGGTAGAGGAAGTGATGATGGGCGTTTTATTGGAACTAATATCCTTAATGAAGCTTTCTTGGAAAGATTCTGCGTAACATTCGAACAGAAATATCCATCCCATACTTATGAGACTAAGATACTTAAAAATCATTGTAGGGATTTGAATATTCAAGATGATGATTTTTGTAAACGTTTGTGTGATTGGGCGGATATTATTAGGAAAACATATTATGATGGGGGTATAGAGGAAGTTATTTCTACTAGGAGGTTAATTCACATTATTAGAGCTTATTCTATCTGGAAAGATAAGGCAAAGGCTATTAAGGTCTGTATAAACAGATTTGATGATGAAACCATTAGTTCCTTTTTGGAACTTTATGATAAAGTAGATGTTACTTTTGAACTTCCAGTTGACCAACAGCTGGGGGGATGATATAATGGTAAATGCTTGGAGCCTACTGTATGATGAAATTGATGGAACACTTAATGAGGAGTATCCAATTATGACAGAAAAAAATGAAAATTATGATGAGTTTGAAAATCCCAATCCAGAACAATATAACTTTACTTCTAGTAACGTAACAGAGGCTAAAACTGGGAAGGATTGGCAAGATTTTTGGAAGGAGGATGGTATTAGTATCACTGGCAATCCTCATTGGAGTTTGGATGGGGAGAGTTTTAGTTTCGCTAGCACTCCTCCTACTAGTTCTCCTGATAGTATAAGTTTTAAATCGGTAGGACCTACTGGTTTTGGATCTAGCACACCAGTTTTTAATTATCCTACTTCTCCTGATCCTTATCCAACTATTGGGAGTAGTGATCAAGGTACTGTTAGAATTACTGGATCTAGACTTCCTGGAGCAATGGGAGAAGATCATATTAGAGTAGATCCTCCTAAAGTAGATGGTGGTGATATTTTTCTCCCACCTTATGCGGGGGGTCATTGGAAAGGGGTTAAAGGGGATCTTTTGAAGAACTCAAAACCTCAACCCAAGTTGGGTGGACCATCTTGTCACAAATATCAAGAAGATAAAGGCATTAAAGACCTTAAAGATTACATCTCTTCTACTTACCAGGGACATTATACAAATGACAGTTCAGACGTACAGACATTGGATCTTATCCAATCCGTTGGTGATGCTGAATCTTTTTGTCGTTCTAATGCAATCAAATACTTAAGTCGGTATGACAAGAAAGGACAAGCAAAGCGTGACATATTGAAGTCAATGCATTATTGTCTATTACTATACTATTTCAGTGGACAAACAAACGAGGATCTTACATCACATGGTTATGAAACTTTCTGACACAACTATTAATTTACTAAAGAATTTTTCGACTATTAATCAATCCATTCTGTTTAGGGGTGGTAATAAGTTGAGGACTATTTCTGTTATGAAGAATATTCTGGCAGAAGCAACTATTACGGAAGAAATTCCTAAAGACTTTGGGGTCTATGATTTGAATCAGTTCCTTCAAGGGCATTCTCTACACCAGAGTCCTGAATTAGACTTTACTAATGATGAGTATGTGGTGATTAGGGAAGGTAAGATGAGGTCTAAGTACTTCTTTGCAGATCCTTCTGTCATTGTATCTCCACCAGATAAGGAGATTAGTCTTCCTAGTGAGGATGTGTCTTTTGTTCTTGCTAGTCAGCAATTGGAAAAATTGAAGAAAGCAGCTTCTGTTTATCAACTACCTGACATCTCTGCTATTGGGGAAGCTGGAGTCGTGAAGTTGGTGGCAAGAGATAAGAAGAATAATACTTCTAATGATTTTTCTATTCTGGTAGGTGAGACTGATAACACCTTTGAATTTAATTTCAAGGAAGAGAATCTTAAGATTATTCCTGGTACATATGATGTAGCAGTTTCTTCCAAATTGTTGTCGAGGTTTACCAATCAAAATTATGATGTTGTATACTACATAGCTTTAGAACCAGATTCTACTTTTGGATAATGGCCAACTCAGATACAATCGAATTAACGTCTCCTTCTAAACAATTTCAATATTCTAATGTGATGAAAAGGATTAGTAATATTGATGATGTTGATCAATTAAAACAAATGCTTCTTGTATATGTTAAATTGTATATGAGGCATGAGGAATTGGTTTCGGATTTACATTCGCAGTTGAGGAAGATATGAGTATCTTAGACACAATTAAGAAGATTTTAAATAACGAGGATAAAAATGATTTGGGATGTTAAACTTTATGGTGAGGACAAAGTGTTCATAGAATCTGTGACAGCTCTTAATAGAGATGATGCCCTGGTTGCTGCAAAAGCTCGCAATCCAACAGCAAAAGTTATTGGAGTGAATCCAACTTTGAGTGATGAGAAGACATCTTGACATACCTGCAAGGATTATTGGATCGTTCCTGGTTATTACAGCTTATTTTACTGTGTTACACGTTAGCGCCTTTTACGGTGCTATTATTCACTTTGTGGCTGATGCAATTTCTGTTCCATACTTTATTAGGACAAAATCTTGGGATGTAGTTATAATGTTAGTATTCTTACTAGCTATATCTACATCTAAACTTATTATTTGATTATGAAAAATGAATTTGTTTGGACGGAGAAATACCGTCCTCAGACTATTAATGATTGTATTCTTCCTGAGAATATAAAGAAGACTTTTGAGAATTTTCTGGATAAGGGAGAAGTTCCAAACCTTTTACTTTCTGGACCACCAGGATGTGGTAAAACTACAGTAGCTAAAGCATTATGTAATCAATTAGGAGTAGATTTTTATGTTATTAACGGATCAGATGAGGGAAGATTCCTTGATACTGTCAGAAATAACGCTAAGAACTTCGCTTCAACCGTATCCCTTTCGAGTGAGGCCAAACACAAAGTTGTTATTATTGATGAAGCAGACAACACTACCCCTGATGTACAGCTTTGTTTACGAGCTTTTACGGAAGAGTTTGTGGGAAATTGTAGGTTTATCTTCACTTGCAACTACAAAAATAAAATCATTGAGCCCCTCCATTCAAGATGCGCAGTTATTGACTTCGGAATTAAAGGAAAACAGAAACAAGAAATCGCTGCCCAGTTCTTCGAAAGACTTAACTGGATCTTGGACAACGAGCGGATTCAAAGTGATAAGAAGTCCCTTGCCGAACTCATCAACAAACACTTCCCAGACTGGAGAAGAGTCTTAAATGAGTGCCAAAGATATTCTGTAAGTGGTAAGATTGATAGTGGAATATTAGCAACTTTTAGTGATGTTAAAACGAATGATCTCTTTAAAAAACTTAAGGAAAAGAACTTTCCGGAAGTACGCAAGTGGTGTGTTGATAACTTGGATAATGATCCTACTTTACTTCTTCGGAGTATTTACGATGGTTGTTTTACATCCTTGGACGGTCCTGGTATTGCTGCTGCTGTTCTTATCTTGGCTAAGTATCAGTATCAAAGCGCTTTCGTCGCAGACCAAGAAATAAATATGTTAGCTTGTCTAACTGAAATAATGATAGAATGTGAGTTTAGGTGAAGGAGATTCTAGATAGGCTATAACCACTTGATATTGATTAATTATGGGTGATAAAATAGATACACAAGGTATGAGTATTCCAAGTAGTGTTAAACGAAACACTAAAAAGGAGTATTCTCCAATGCCAGTAAGGAAATGTCATATATTTTCGGATATAGAGAGAAACGAAATCAAACAAATTATCTTTGAAGCACTTGACGAATATGGAAATAACTGAAATAATGGTGAAGTGTGAATTTACATGAAAAACTTGCAGCACTTCTCTCATGGTGAGAATTGTGGCATAATAATTATGCTCCCTCCCCTATGTGTTAAGGAGAATCAAAAATGACTGAAATGAATGACGCTTGGAAAGTGATGAGTGATTTGGAGGTTGCATTCTCAGAGATCACTACATTTAATTTTATGATGAAACAACTACAAGAGGCAGTAGACAATGGTAGGATGAATGAAATTGTAGACATTACTCATGCACTTAATGCTTTCATGCCTGTTTATACTGATAATTGGGATAGGAAATTTAAAGTTGCATGGGAACATGTAGTAAAGGAGAATCAAAAATGATTGACTTTGATTATTTGGAATTAATGCAACTTAAACTTTGTATGGATATGACAAAGGATAAGATGTTTATGGGTGGAGACATGCGTAGACATGCTTCAATTACTGAAAAGGTTGAAACATCATTGCGTATGTTGGATGGAGTTAGTGAAAATTCGGAAGATGAGGAATCACCAAATGAAACCACATAGGTAGTGTAATGTTTTGTTAAATATGTGTAAGGATCTCTTGAAGTTCCATTATAATAGACCCTTATGGAGGTTACCCATGAAAAAAATTCTAGCCTTGATCCTTGCTTTTACTCCCACAGCGGCATTGGCAGAGAACTATGATTTTCAATCTGGATATTCTCATGAGCGTACTTGCTTTAAGACCGAGTATATTGACGAGTATATACCAGGAACAGAAGATAGACCAGGATATGTGAACTCATCGAAGGATACTGTTGAAGTTTCGTGTGATGAAACCAAACTACAACCTAGGGATGATTGGGAAGGCAAATCACTTGGGTATAATAGAAAGGGTCAATATGTGGGTAAATATGGATTTGTTAGATCAGGTTCATATTCACATAATTCAGAGAGTCCCTCTTATCGTAGACATGTGACCATATATGAGGAAGTGGATGATAATTCATGTGTTGAAGGTACTTTGATAGGTGGTCTTTTGGGTGGTGGAATTGGTGCTACTATTTCGCGAGGTGATGGGCGATGGTGGGTAATACCATTAGGTGTTGCAAGTGGAGCAATGGTTGGATGTCAGGTAGATGGAGGCTGATCCTCTTGCTCGGATAGAGCTTAATACATTAGAGAGAACTTTTGAGTATGAAAAAGTATGTAGATTGGTGGATGGTCTTACAGGAGAAGACGCTAAATTAATGGCTAAATGTTATGCCAAGCTTTACCTTGCTAATTTGGAAAATTTAGATTATGAATCAACGTGAAAAACTAGACAAACTTCGGTGGAGAAGTAATCAAAAGGCTTCTAATATAGTCTTTTATTCTTATAAGATGAGTGAACATGATCATATTAATGAACATGAGTTTAAACGTCTTACTCATAGTATCTCTTCATTGAGGGAGTTTAATAATGAAATATCTGTTTATCTTTTTTGTGATAAGCCCAATCTTGTTCCCAATCATTTTAAGTCTAAGTATTCCGTATTAATAAGACCATTTGTTAAGGGATTTGATCATCACATGCTGAGTGCATGGTCAATTCATAGATGGTATAATCTTAAGCATTTTAAAGGAAAGAATTATAATATTTTGTATCTGGATTCTGATACTATTTTTTATTGTGATGTTCAGTATTTGTTTGATACCTATTGTCATCTAGATGTATATGGTAGAGAAGAGTTTGGATTTAGGTTTGATCCAAATACAGGTGGGGGTCTGAAGATAAGAGAACAGTTAGATAAGGTTGATGAGGCAATTTTTGATTTGGGTGGCAGATCGGAAGTATATAAGTATTGTCTTGGTGTAGTATTATTGAATAATAATTTTCATAAGTATATAATTGATAAATTGGATGAGTTGACGGACTTGATGGAACTCTTTAAGAAGAGTGAAATTTTGATGCCCATTCCAAATCCAAGGATAGTTGATCAGTATGCCGTGTGGGTTATTTTGAGTCGTATTGAAGTGATAGGAGGTTTATTTGCTATTCAGGATGTGACGATGGGATATAAAGAACAGAAACATAAGGAGTTTTTTAATCCAATTGTGTTACATTATACCACTAAGGGTGAACAGGAATTGGCGAAAGAGGAGAGATTTAGTAATCTGAGAAGAGATGTAGATGAGTTGGCTGCGGATATTGATCCCTATCATGTATTATGACAGAACTAAAAGATTGGTTAAATTCTATTAATTTTAATAAGGAAGATTTGTCTGATGATATAAGAGAGTATGCTCCTTATATTATTAATAGATGTTTGTCTGGATATCTGGACTGTATCATGTTTGCGAATGAGATGAATAAGTATCATTTTCTAGATAAAGATATGCAATATACATTTTATCTAAATACTATTAGGAAAAAGAAGAGATTTTCTCCCTGGATCCGAAAAGATAAAGTGACAGATTTAGAGTATGTAAAACGTTATTATGGATATAATAATGAGAATGCTGCTCAAGCAATGAAAATTTTATCTAATGAACAAATTGAATTTATCAAACAAAAACTTGATATTGGTGGTAAAAAATGATTACTCGCACTGTCGAACCTCAGGTCAGTTGGTCTCAAGATCAAATGATAGAGGTAAAACTAAACGAACCTGATGATTTTCTAAAAGTCAGAGAAACACTTACACGGATTGGAGTAGCATCTCGTAAGGAAAGGAAACTTTATCAGTCTTGTCATATTCTACATAAGCAAGGAAAGTATTACATAGTTCATTTTAAAGAATTATTTGCGTTAGACGGTAAGTACGCAAATCTTACAATGAATGATGTCCAAAGAAGAAATCGTATTACTCGTCTTCTTGCTGATTGGGGTTTAATATCTGTGGTATATGAAGAGCTCATTCAAGATATTGCTCCATTAAACCAAATTAAAGTTCTTCCGTATAAAGATAAGAGCGAATGGACTTTAGAACAAAAGTATAACATAGGTAAAAAAGGAAAAGTAGAGGAAACACAATAGAATAGTAGGGTTATCCCCCTTTCATTTTTTAAGCGATCTTGTATAATTAGTTATGGACGCCGCAAGGGTCCACACATAACAAACTCGCTTTTAAAGGAGCTAAAATCATGGGAAACCTAACCCGCTATCGATCTGCGGACCTTCCAGAATTAATGGAAAGGATTTCGCGAAACAGTATTGGATTGGACGATTATTTTAATAAGTTCTTCGATCTACAGACGCCCTCTAATTATCCGCCTTATAATCTTGTTCATGTGAATAATGTAGAATCTAGATTAGAAATTGCACTAGCTGGATTTACAAAGGAAGAGGTAAATGTCTACACCGAGTATGGAAAACTTTTTGTCACAGGACAAAAGGATGAGAAAGATGACGCGAACTACGTCCATAAGGGATTGGCTCAACGATCTTTCGAGAGAGCATGGTCGCTCTCAGATGATGTCGAGATTAAATCAGCCAATTTTGAAAACGGACTGCTTGTTGTTGAATTAGGAAAAATTATTCCTGAGCATCATGCTAGGAAGGATTGGCTCTAAATAATGAATCAGACTCGGGGTCCACCCAAGAGTCTGAAACCGGTTTCAGACGGGGGTCTTTACGACCCTCTTCTTGTATGGTATAATGTTACGAGGATTAATTGTAAAATGACTATAAAGGTTGCGGTATTAAAATCTGGTGAAGATATTATAGCTGATATCCAGGAAATGGTAATTAAGGATTCTGAGGGGATTGAGAAGACAGTTGGTTATTTTTTTAAACAACCTTGTGTAGTTCAACTTTTCGGACAAGAGCCCAAAGGTGATGTTGGAGGAGATATTCCTTTTAGGATTAGACTTACTCCGTGGATGCCTTTAGCTAAGGATGAAAAGATCCCGGTGGTTATTGATTGGGTTATTAGTATTGTAGATCCCATCGATGAATTGATGGAAATGTATCAAAGAGGATTGAAGAATTATGAAGATCGAAAATCTGAGGCTGCTAGTTCTACTGAACGGGCAGAAGATTCTGAGTCAGGTGGAGGAAGTTCAGTCGGAGTTGGGTGAACCTGACTGTAAATTAACTGAACCTTTTCTGGTAAAGACGTCGGAAGATAAGATTACATTGCAAGATGGTGTAATAACTTTAGCTCCTTGGCTTGTAGGATTTACTAATCAGAATTCTTTTATGTTGAGTTCTGACAAAATCTTGACTATTGTGGAACCTAATAGTAAACTGAAGAAGAAATATGAAGAACTATTAGAGAAGGAATGAATTTTTACACAAATATCCAGATGGTTGGAAACAACTTCCTTGTCCGAGGATATGAGGATGGAAAGAGTGTAAGATTTAAAGAAGAGTATTCTCCCACTCTTTATGTAAAATCCAAAAGGGAGTCTAAGTGGAAGACTTTAGATGGTGATAATGTAGAACCCATTAAACCAGGGTTGGTGAGAGATTGTAGAGAATTTTATAAAAAGTATCAGAATGTTGAGGGATTTGATATCTATGGGAATGATAGATACGTCTTTCAATATATTTCAGACAAATATCCTGAAGATGAAATTAAGTTTGATATCAAGAAGATCAACTTAATAACAATAGATATTGAGGTGAAATCTGAGAATGGTTTCCCAGATCCAGAATCTTGTGCAGAAGAGATGTTGACTATCTCTATACAAGATTATGCTACTAAAGAGATTAATACTTGGGGAAGGAAACCCTATACTCCAACTCAGAAGAATGTGACCTATCACTACTTCGATGAGGAGGTTGATATGCTCAACTCATTCCTCCACTACTGGTCTCAGAACCCCCCTGAAGTTGTCACTGGGTGGAATACCAGGTTATATGACTTTCCCTATATGTGTGGGAGGATTACTAGGATAATGGGTCTTGAGAAACTCAAGATGTTATCCCCTTGGAGATTGGTTACTAATGAGGATATATATGTCTCTGGAAGGAAATATATTGTTTTTGATATAGCTGGAGTATCTTCTCTGGATTACTTAGATCTATATAAGAAGTTTACTTATAAGGCACAAGAGTCATATCGATTGGATTATATTGCTCAAGTAGAATTGGGTCAGAAGAAATTAGACCACTCCGAATTTGATACCTTTAAGGATTTTTATACTGGGAATTGGAAGAAGTTTGTAGATTACAACATTATTGACGTGGAACTTGTTGACCGTTTGGAAGACAAGATGAAACTGATTGAGTTGGCATTGACTATGGCATACAGTGCTAAGGTTAATTATATTGATGTGTTGTTCCAAGTAAGAATGTGGGATACTATCATCTATAATTATCTAAAGAAGAGACATATAGTTATTCCTCCTAAGGATAGGAGTGAGAAGAATGAAAAATATGCAGGTGCTTATGTAAAAGAACCCAAACCTGGTGTGTATGATTGGGTTGCATCATTTGACCTTAATAGTCTGTATCCCCACTTAATGATGCAGTATAATATTAGTCCTGAGACTTTGATTGATGAAAGACATCCCAAAGCAACCGTGGAGAAAGTCTTGAATAAGGAAATAGATTTCTCTGATAAGACAGAGTATGCAGTGTGCCCTAATGGGGCTATGTACAGAAAGGACAAGAGGGGATTCCTTCCAGAGTTGATGGATGTGATGTATGAGGATAGAAAGATCTATAAGGAGAAGATGTTAGAATCTAAACAGCATCTTGTAGATATTGAGGAAGAGATTAAGAGGAGGGGTTTATAATGGGATATTT